TTCCCGCAGGTTCTCCTTCTGCGCTAAGAGTTCCTGGGCCCTGAGGCTGAGGGTCCCCATGTCCGTGATGTTCTTCGCAGGAAAGGACTCTTCAATTACGCCGTAAAGCAGCTGCGTGGCCAGGTTTGTGGACGATGCGACCAGGGATGCGCCGGCTCCGGCGCCGACAGCGTACACGGTCGTATCAATCTGGGACCAATCTTCATCGTGGGTTGATTCAGTTTCCTGGTTGCCTTCCAGGATGGTGATGTTCTGCACGACCCCGAAACTGGGGGCGAAGTCTAGGGTCTTGTTGGCGTTGAGTCGGAACAGCCAACCGGTCGCGTTCTGAATTTGAATTAGGGCGTCGTAGAGGGTTTCGTAGCTGGCTACGATTTTGATGTTTGAGCCGAAAAGCGATATCGACCCGGCAGTGATCCCGCATGGGTACCGGGTGAGCAGGTCGGTTATGATGTTCTTCGGGTCGTCGAGGTAGGTTCGGTTCACAATGCGCCGCTGAAGGGTGATCACTTCGCTGACGCCGTCGATGGTGAGGAGCGGCGTTGCACCGCTGACTCTCTTTCGATGCGTGATGCGGCCGGCGAACTCTTTCACGCCAAACCGGTAAATCTCAACCGCCCACCATCCCCCAACACTAACGTTCATCGAGGGTGTTGACACGCTGAACGGTTGAGGCTTGAAGTCAGTTGAGAGCGTGTAGTTTCCGGCGCTGAAAACAACTTCCTGGCCGGCAACGAAGACCTGGTAGTCCTTTGAAGCGTCAGGCGAAACTTGGCCATAGTAGATGTCGATGAGTTGTTGGCTGGCTGAGGGGGCGTAGGCTGAGTCGCCGCCGAAGACGGCTAATACTCCACCGAGGCCAGGGGCACTACCGGGGGTGAATACGGTCTGTACTTGGCCATTCGCATCCGTGGTTGCACTCGTGGGGCTGCAGGTCCCTAGGTTCGGCGTGAATGAAATCGTTTTTCCTGTCACAGGGTTTCCGGTCGCGAGGTCCGTTAGCGTGGCCGTCACGAGGGCGCTTCCTAGGGAAAGGCCGCTGCCAGCCCGGTAGACGAGAGTGTTATTCGCGACGATGGTCTGTGTGCTTTGGTTCGGAATCCAGGTGTAGACGTCGCCGCCCCAGATGGTTATGGTGGAACTCGTGTAGAGGAGTGCGGTCCCGTCGGTGTCGTACACTTTGAAGTAGCCTGAGAACCCGTATGCCGTAGTGATCAGGCTGCTGACGGAGATGGTTACTGGGGTTCCAGGAGCGGGACAGGTGGCTGATCCAACGAGGCCACCGCCTGCGTTGTATAGTTCAACCTTCTGGCCACCAAGCAGCGCGTTGATGGTGATGACTTGGTCGAGCATGATGATGAGGTCGTCGAAGGTGCATTGGGCGCTGCGATTATCCGCGCCCGCGGAGGCGTTGCGCAGTTTGAGTTCGAGGGTCTGCGTTCCTGTCTGCGTGACCGCAATCCATCCCGAGTCGAAGAAAACGTTATCCAGGGACCTGGCTTCGGTCTGCACGTCCTGGTCGAAGATGGTTTGGCTGCCGATGGCGTAGCTGGCCTTCCACACGTTGGCGCCGGTAACATAGCCGAAAGAGTCAACCAGGAAAGTGCCGGCATTATTACTGAATCCAACATTCCCTGGCTGAGTATCTGGCGCTGGAACAGAGGCATCACTGCATGTTCCGATCTGAACGTTATCCCTATAGAGCTTGACGTTGCCCGCAGTCCAGGCCACCATGTAATTGTGGTAGCCGGCGACTATGGCGCCGCAATCCGTGGTTGTCGCCAGGCCTCCAGAGTTCGTGTACAGTTTAACGTGGCCCACGCCATCCAAGTTGAATTGGATGGCAATGGCGGAAACGGCATCAGTGGCAAGGTAGACGGATACGGTACCTTGAATGGGGCTGTCGGCTTTGCAACACACGAACGCGTTGTAGTACACACTTGGTGGGAGCTGGAAAGCGGCCTGGTTGGTGAAGGATGCCCCCGCGGGAATGCTGCAGATGCTGTTGGCAACGGTGCAGGTGCCGCCACCATTCCACTTCGTTGCGTCGAGGCTGCTTCCTGGGAAATCATCCATGATGGAAGCCACGTAGCCGGGCCCACGGAACAGGCGGGTTACACGGTTAGCGCCGGACCCCACGGCCACGCTCTTCGTGAACCTGGCATACGCGTTACTTGGCCAGCTGCTTAGGGTTTCGAGTTGAAACGCGCCGGCGCCGCTGTGGGCTTTTCCAATCTTGCTGCCCAGGGCGGTTGTTGTTCCGCTCTTGTCGAAAGCCCAGCCGTTCAGGTAACTCTCACAGTTCTCCGCGAGAATCAACCCGGTGCTGCCTAGAATGATGACGCCGGTCATACGGTCCCCCGCTTGCCTCTGCCCGCGTCACGGTAGAGTGTCTGAACGAGGCGTTTCTCGAGGAAGGTTTGGATTTGCTGGCCGTCCAGGTAGATGCTGATAGGTAACGTGATCGCCTGACTCGAGGGGGCTACAGGGGATCCAGTCGCGGTGGGTGCTGCCCCGGCAACTGCTGTCCCTCCAGTTTGCATAGTGGAAAGGATGCCAGTGGGACCTGAGAATCCTTGGGCGAACTCTCCCTGGAGGGCAGCCATGCCGGCGTGTGTTTGCGCGACCATCTCAGCCATCATGTCCGGCCAGATAGAATGATGCGTTAGGCTATTCCAGAGGTTTGTTGCAGCCTGGGCGATGGCGCTCATCGCACCCTGCACGAGGTCCCCTAACGTGCTCATGGCTGACGCGGCGGCATTCTGCATGTCACTCCACGCAGTGGCCAGCGCGGACTTCGCATTGGTGATGAAAGAGCTGATGGTGGATGTGATGGCAGCGAACTCAGTGTTCGCAATTTTGCCGAGATTATCGAAAGCATCACTCCAATTGCCCTGCAGAATATCCAAGCCGACTTGGAGGGCTGACGCGAGGAGTGGGCTCTGGCCTTGAACGGCGGCTATCGTCTTAGCGAGGGAATCTTCGATGCCTGCAAGGCCGTCCGACCATGAGGCTTTAACTGCCGTGATGGCTTGAGTGAAGGCGACCTGCATTTTGCCGAAGAGGCCGCCGGTTAGCGCGTTGAGTATGCCGGTTATGGCTTGCGTGGTGACCGCGAGCACCGCATCCCAGAGGTCTTGCCAGAGAGAATGCCCCACAAGCCAGTTGTAGAAGGCTTGGAAGCCGTCGGTGATCCACTTGAAGAATGCGCCGAGGGCGTTCCGTATCGCCGTCAGAATTGGGACTATGAAGTCCGCGGCGTCCTTGAAGGCCTGCGCAAACAGGTGTATGACTGGCGTTATGACCTGGATTACAACAACGAGGCCCTTGATCACCAGGACGATGGCTTCCAGGATGGCTTGGAAGAGGTTGAAGTCGCTGCCACTGCCCGTAATAGCTTTCCATAGCTCATTGAACGCGTCCCAAAGAGGCTGCAGGGCTTGCATCAGTTGGTTGAAAGCGTCCTGCAAGGATTGGAGTGCAGGCATCAGGTCCCCCTTGACAGAGTCCCAGGCGTCGTTGAAGGATTTGACGAGGCCCGACCACACACCTTGGAAAGCGGACACGGTGCCCTGTATGCCCGGCAGCTTTCCGATCGCTGCAAAGAACCCCTCCACCGCGGGGATGGCTTTCGTGAACCCGTCAACGATCGGGAGAAGCGCTTCCAGGAGAGAGGTCAAGGCCGGTAGGAGTATGGCGCCAATCTTCTCGCCAAGCGTCGTAACCGCGTTCGCTAACCGCTCCTGGAGACCTGCGTAGGTCGTCGCCTGCGCCGCCGCGGTTCCACCGTACTGGTCGTTCACCTGGCTGAGAACGTTCGCGTAATCCATCGCCAGGGCTTTGCTGCCCTGGAAGTTGATGCCGAGGGCTCCGACAATCGTGGAGAGTTGGTCGCCGCTGATGGCGCCGGCCTTCCACGCGGTCTCTATCTCTTTCACAATAGCCGCGTGCGTCATCATTTTCCCGCTGGCATCCGCCACGGCTAGGCCTGCGGCGGCCATGGCATCGTCAAAGGATTTCAGTTGCGCCGTGGTGCCTGTTTCCAGGTTGACCGCCATTTCCTTAATTGCTTCCGTGCCAAGGGACGTCTGTTTGGCTACGGTAGCGACGTCAATTCCGTACCGGACGAGTAGCATGCTGTTTCCTTGGAAGGCTTTTCCAAGCGCCGTGGCTGCGGTGCTGAGGTCGATGTGTTTGGCGGCCGCAATGTCAACGGCTGCGTTGAGTGCGTCGAGGGCTTGGCTGGTGTTCATTCCATAGGTGAGGAGGACTTGCATCGAATTGGTGAGGTTCAGATCGCTCTGGGTTGTCGATTCGCGGATTTTGTCGATGCCCGTCTGCAGTTGAAGAGCTGTCGCATCCCAGGCTGAGCCTGTGAGGTGGAGAACGCTTTGAATCCCCGTCCAAGCGGTCTGCATGTTGCCGGCGGCCGTGACGCTGTCCTGCAGGCCTTTGACTACTTCACCGATCCCTACTATGGCGGCGCCGGTTGGGCCTCCAACCGCGAAGCCTTGGATCACTTGGCCAAGTTGCGAGAAGCCTGGGCCGAGGGTCTGCAGCTCCATGCCGATTAGGCCCATGGAAGCAGAAATCTTTCCCATCACGCCTGAGGCTTCGTCGATGGCCTTCACAGTCATGACTATGCTGCCGATACTAACACTCAACCAAAACCACCTACCGCATTTTTTAGTAACTAGCGGACGAAGTTTTCACGAATAGGAAGCCGATCGGGAATGAACGCAGAAGCATCAAAGATCGTGAAGCTAAGGGTCCTCCGGGACGAACGGTATCCCGTCTTTACACCGTTGGATGTTGGCCACCCTCTCTACGAAAAGGGATGGGAGGTTGAAGTCGAACTCAGCGAAGAGGAGTGGAAATTTGTCCAGAAAGCGACACAAGATTTCGACAAAGCGCAGCACATTCTGGAGCAGGCCTATGAAAAGGCGTACTCACAAAAAGCGAAAGCCTCGAAAGTTTCCTTCTATATCTGATCGAGATAGGCGAAGGCGAACTCTGACACTAGCGCCTCGGATGCTGTTTCTTCCAAATCAGAAGCAGCCAGTTTCGCTGCAGGGGGGTGAGCTCATCCATGCGGTCCGTCAGCCGGTAACCGAACCCGGTAACCAGGACCTCGAGAGGGGCCGAGTACACGGACCCCTCAGCGAAAGCGCCTAAGCGCCTTTTGGGATCCCGGTTAGCCCGCTGAGCTCGAAGCTTTTCAAAATCAATTTCAGGGATTCCATCGGCATCAGCACTTTGGCCACGTCTGGGGTGCCTGTTGCGATGGCTGCGCCCTTCTGCAGGAACAGCATGTTCGACGCCATCTTGTCCCTGTTGCCGATATCCTTCAGGTCCACGTTGGAGGATTGCAGGAGGTCTGCTAGGTCGGCATCGCTCATGGGGCCAACTTCGAAATTATGCAGCTCGTTGTCTATGCCCTTGACTTCGACCGGCTCATGGTACTTGGTGCCTTTGGCGATGAGTTCGGCGAGTTTCTTGTTTTGCGCTCGAGCTTCCAGGATTGCTTCCCGCTTGGTTTCTTGACTCAAATCTCCAACCTCCTTTTCTTGTTGTGAATCTCAGCAAGCGCTGAGAGGTCACCGTTCAGGGCCCTCTCCACCTGGCCAGCCCGTAGCAGAAAGAGGGGCCCATTACTCACAGTCTGGAAAACGATTCGTCCCCCAGTCCCCTGAATCAGGGACCGGATGCGTTCCACCTCGCCAAGCCGGCAACTAACCACCATGCCGAAGGATACCAGGAATTGCAGGTCGGGGCTACCGCTAGGCGGTGTTGCGTCCGGAAAAATAGTAGGGGTCTTGGACGCTAGTTTCTCTAATTCTCTACGATTCTCCATTCTCCATCTCTCCAATCTTACGCGATTCTACAAAGAAGCAGGGCCTACGGGCCTGGGGTCTCGCTGAGTGTTGAGAACTTGAAGTCCCAGGTTTCCATCAGGAACCCGTCCGGGCTCTTGAGGTCCTTTGAGTAGAGGCCGATGCAACCCGTGAGAAGCGTCTTGCGTCCCGACGTCTTGTTCTTGACCTCAACGTAAAGCGGCGTCAACGCGACGGTCGTGAAGGCGCCCACGTTCGATTCGAGGGTCCCAGTTCCACCAGAGACCACGGCGACCTCGTCGTGCCAGCGTGTTACGGTGCCGGTGCACTTGATGAGTTTCTCATGAACCTCAGTCGTGCGAAAGCCGATACCTGTGGCTACTTCTGTGACGCCCTGGTCGACCTTGTACGAGATGCTCTCCAAGTTGGTTAGGGGCGTTGCAGCTGCCGCAGCTACGGCACTAATTCCTATGCGGACTTCAACCTCATCACCATCATATTTTACCAAAGATTGTTCACGCTCCGCCACGTCTCAATGAGACTATGACAAGGAAAACTACTGGAACGCCCACATGATCCCGTACAATATTGCGTCGAGAAGCTTCTGTCCTCCAGCATCCCAGGCTGGGCGTATGAATGGTTCCGCGGCCATGCGGCGGGTCCCCATTTCAACGTATAGCGCGTAGTCGGCCTTGGCGCCCAACTCCAAGGTGAGCTCGCCAGGGTCAGCCTTGTGGTAGATGGTGCTTTGCAGGAAGCCGGTTCTTACGGGGACTATCTGCCTCGCGGTGGCCTCCATCTCCTGGCCGGCTGCCGCGAGCTGGTCCCCTATCGCCTGCTTGATCAGCGCGGTGCCCTTGATGAGTTTCGGCGTCACCGTGTCCGATGTGATCTTAATGCTGAAAGCCAATTACTTTTTCCAGCCTAGTAGTTTGACGTCGTCGTGGAAGCCGCATAGCGTGCAGAGTACGCTTGGTCGCACGGTCCCGTCAGTTTCAATCGTATGCCTGGCCAAGGAGAGCAGGTCGTTTCCGTCGTTGATGTACACCGTTGGCTTTCCGTCCTGGGCCTGGTAGAAATGCCAAGTCAATGGTTGCCAGTCGGCGTTCAACGCCTTTGGGAGTTCGCGCATCTAGGTGGCCAGCTGCCGGTGCGTCCAGAACATGAAGTCCATGATTACCCTGGCTTCTCGAGTGAGAACGGGGAGTCGAACGCTGGCACCTAAGGGCAGGGCGTCGACGTCTAGCATTTTCCTGAGGCCGTGAATGTCGTATGTGCTCCTGAGGGTGTCGATGGCGTTCATCAACGCCTGTTCAACAGCGTCGGCCAGTTGCGAGCATCCTTCCTTATCGTCGAAGTTGCAGTCCACCTGGAGATGGTACTGTTCCATGACGCCGCGCTTGGTTGAATCCTTGCGCAAGCCTACTCCTGGGCTTCTGCTGGTCCCTGAGACCATGGTGAGGACTATGCTTCTGGTGTCGGCGCCTTCGAACGGCAGCTCCTTGTAAATCGTCACTCCAAGGTTCGCGTCTGTGAGAACCGTAACGAAAGCGGCCCGGACGTCTTCTCGAGGCGTACTCAAAACATGTCACCTGTGAATGGCCATGGCAATAGCTAGGACGGCGAGTAGAACGGCGAGGCAGGCCCACAAAGCGAGGTAAAATCCCTCAAGAAAGCCGGCTAAGAGAGGCCGCTTCAAATCGAAATCACTTCTTCTTGAAGATGCAGAAGATGGAGACCACCGCGAACGCTAACCCCGCGAAGGCCAGGGTGTGGGTGAACCACCAAACGACGAGGGCCAGGATGGTGGCCGGCAGGAAGAATATCACTGCCTTCAGAAGGATGATTGCGATAGCGCCGACGATCAGGAAGACGACGAGCAGGAGTACATCAACCATGAATGGTAGTGGGGTCGTGACCTCGGCAACACTCATGGCCATGGCGAGAGCTAGTACAGTCGTTATCAATGCTAAACGGGTTCTTTCCAAAGCATTCTCACCTCCCAGGGTCCCTACACGTGTTGAAGTAGGGTGAGTGCGCGAAACCGGGTGTTCGTTCCAACCGCCAAGCCCACATAGCCAAGCAGCGCCCAGACCTTCTTGTTGTAAATCGGGACTGTGATGTCCACCCAAGCCAAGTTCGAGTCGGTACCCATAACCTGGCCAAGGTCCCTGATCACTTGGGGCTTGCTGAACGGCTTCTGGCCATACACTGCGAAATCCCTGGCTTCATACGGAGGATCCGCCACGGCCAGGTCGGCCTTGTGCAGCTGCTTCTTGTGGGCCAGCAGGTTCCTGGCGTCATCACAGATCTGCGGCCGGACCTTCGGGTTGACGTCGTATGTGATTGTTCCAGGGTCGTGAACGGTCCCGCTGAATAGGTGCAGGATGTGGTGGCAGTCAGGGTAGAGGGCGAGGATGCGGGCCTTCACGGAATGCGGGAAGACGCCATAGTATTTGGTTCGTTTCTTTCGGAAGAGAGCACCAATTACCCAAGTGCCGTAGAGGCGTCCGTTGTGGACCACGAGCGGCGCATACTGAGGAAACACTTCACTGAAATGGTCCGCCCTGTCCTGTGCATTGAGAAAGACTCACACTCTTCTAGTTCGCTAGTAACTCAGCGATTGGGAACACAAATTTTCGAAGCAGCCAGTCCTTCAAGCGTGCGTGTGCGCGGCCCTGGTGGATATACATGCGATACCAGGTGACGGGGATGGTCACTGGCAGTTTCCCTTGGGCGACTCTCTTGATTCGGCAGAACGCCAGGCATGTGAAGTGCGGACGCCTATAGCCCAATTCGGGATGGCAGATGCAATTCCACCGCGTGACCTTAACGTTCGCCGGCGGTGTCATCCGCAGGTAGAGATGACCGTCGAGCGCATCACGCATGATCATGGCATTGGGCCCGAACGGCTCGAAGGGGATCAGACGGTCTTTGGGTGGGATTTGTTGTACGCTTGAACCGTAGGGTAGGTTCTCCCGCAGCAAGAGTACCAAATCTCTCCAGTGCAGAAAACAACATCATTAGCCAGGGGTCGGGTCCGCCCAGTCGTCAACGATCTTATCCGATGAGTGCTACGATCACGACTGCCCACCAGAACGAAACAAGAATCCTGCAGGCGAGCTCTCAGCTTCAAATTGTGAAAAAGAGTTAAATCTGAACTCGAAGGTTGGAGTTTAGTTGGGCTAGAAGCGTATTCAATGAAACATGTCGCGCTCCCTCTAATCGTTGCGCTACTCCTAACAGGCAGTGCAGTTGCTTCTACGTCGTTGCTTCCCGTCTCGGAAGCCCAACCGACCACTCTCCTGTCCGTTGACTTCACAGGAAGCACGCTCCCAGCAGGCTGGCTCCTTCAAGGATCAGCCAAATTCATCGGTGGTTTGAATTCTTCATCAGGTTTCGGAGGAATCCAACTTGTCAACAGCGACAGTGAAGAGGGTGCGGCTATCTATGGTACTCCTTTCACCACACAGAATATCATCATAGAACTCAGCGGAATGTATACGCCAGGATGTACTTTCGAATTCTATTGTGACCACCAAGAATCGGATGACTTAGGCGTCGGATTTTACTCTGATGGCCCATTAGCCAGTGTTGGGTCACACAATCCAGCCTCGTCCAATGGCTATTACGCCTCTTATGAGTTCTTAGGAGGCGGGAGTAATATCCCTAGTCTGATTCATGATGGGCATAGTGTGTCGTTGGGAGGGAATCTGCCACCGTGGGGAACGAACTACCTATTTACGGATACGATGGTCACGCCGACATCAGTTTCCATGAACACATTAACTAGCACTAACGGCCCTTTCACACAAGCGCCTTCGATAAGTCTGACGAATATGCTAACGTACAACAACGCGACGGGACTTGACAACTCCCATTCCACGCTTTACATAGGCGGCGCGACAGTCACAGGGTTCGTACACAATCCATGGGCCTTCATCTACGTTTACTGGTTGCGTATATTGAGTTACTCAACATCAATCTCTAGCGAGATGTCGACCTTAATTTCTGGGACAAGCCAGACACAGACTGTTGTTGCACCCATTACTCAGTTTGTGACCCAGACTGTAACCTCAACTCAACCGCCGCTCACTCAAACACAGAGTGTTACTCAATCCATTACTCAAACTGTGACCCAAGGACAGACTACGCCAACGCCTGTACTCAGCACGGCCGGCGCGAATAGCGTACTCTTGTACGCGGTTATCGGGGCGGTAGTAGTAGTGGCCGTCGTGTTAGTTGGGGTCTTCTTAGCACTGAGGAGCAGAGGCGACAGAGGAACTGCGAGGCCTACGTATGGCGCGGTCAAGGTTTGTCAGGTGTGTGGTAGCCCACTCTCGGGGCTTGAGCGGTTCTGCGATAGATGTGGTGCGCCCCAGGGCTAGTTGTCCAATAGTACGCCGACTTCACAGCGCACGAAAGGCGGAGGCCTACCGCATACCCGCTACTATCTGTAACACTGCTAGTCCAGAGACGGATGGACCTGCATTAGGGACATCGCTCTCACTGAGCTCGCGTTGGCTCGTTCCAGTCGTCAACGATCTTATCACTTCGGTATGGGGTGGATGCAGTGTATGGGTACCGCTTGATCCAAGGCGTCAGCAGGTCCTGCAGATCCTTGGGAAGCACCGCCTGAACAGGGATTGAGAGTTGGAACATGGTCTCGTGGACCAGCGGGCCCATCTTGTTCATGACCATGTACTGAACCATGTTCGACGCAGCTCGCGCCGCAACATCCTGGATGGCTGGGGGAATTGCGCCTGGAAAGTCGACGTCGAAGTCCCGTTTGCAGTACCGGTTGATGTGGCTTTGCGCTCGAGGAATCAGCGTGGCGTCTATGAAGCTGTCGAACGCGGCCTGGTTAGCGTAAGGAACGCCTGGCGTTACGTTGAGGGCATCCCATTTCGTGGCCGCGTACTTCTCAACCTCGGTGTGGTTGGTCCACGGCGTCATACCATCTACCCTCTACTATCTGACAATTACGAGAATGAGTTGGAACGGGACCTCACCATGAAAGAGTGAGGCGAGAAATTCACGCCCGTTCAATGAAACGGGCAATCCTGAGAACTCTAGCTGTGTATGCCTTCTAGTTCAGCGATCGCTGCGGCTACGCCGATTTGGGGTTGCAGCCACTGGCGCATAATGAACGCATCATACCCAGCCTCTTCATTGCGATATCGGGCTGCTTCGGTCGGTCCCGCGCCGAGTATGAGTCCGCTGACCGTGTCGAGTACGTATGCGCTTGTTGTGGGGGTCATGAAGAAGTCGCTGTATCCTGTTACGCCTGGTAGGCCGGGTATGGGGAATCCGCCGCCCTTCGACAGGTCTGGGTAAACTGCGCCGGCTAACTGGCCTTTCACGAAGTCGTTGCCGAAGAAAGCCGACCACCCAGTCGGGTGGGCGACGACCGCGTTAGGCCTAAACCCGGCTGTGGCGATGCTGACCATAACGCCGATGATGTCCTTGTATGGGTTGTTGGCGCTGCGCCCGCTGGTAATCGTACCCCAATCGGTACCCGCGGTTTCTTGGGATTCGGTTCCAGCGTCTAGGGCTGCTGCGATCTGGTTGTTTTCGCTGGCTGCTAGTGCGCCTGCGGCGTCTCGGGTTTGGGTTCCGAAGATGTCCACGTTGGCCGTCTTCTGAACTTCATCCGAGATGACGATGTGGGTGACGTTCTTCCAGAGCGAGAAGGTTAAGCTAGTCCATCCAGCCGCTTCCAATGAGGCCTCCGTTAGCGGTGGAACCTTCTCCTGCGCTGTGGGCTTGGTGAATATTGGAATCGTTGCTTTGAGTTCGTTCATGTTGATGACGCGGCATACGTTGCGCAGGTTGTAAACCGGCCTTTCCAGGCCTAGGATCTCCTGCAGTAGTATGGGGATGTTGACGGCGCTGATGTCTGCGATGCTGAAGAGCTGCGCCTGTTTCGGGTTGGCGAGGTTCATCAATAGCGCTTGCGTTTCGCCGACTCTGCCTTGGTAGATCCTCCGGGAAGTCGGGTCGTACCACGCACTGTTTCGGAGCTCTCCAGTTAATCCGCCTTCAAGTTTGTCCATGGCTCTTCACCTACAGGTCGATGCGGATGAGGTCGCCGTCTTGGGCTGCTGCATCGTATGCGATTTCGCTGAGTAGCAATGCACCGGTCCCGGTTGCGCCGGATACGGTTACTGAGTAGCCGTCTTGTTCGCTGACTTCGTCGACGTCCGAGGGGACTACGGGTGAGAACTGGTTGATTGCTCCGCCAGCCGCCACCCAGACGACGCCGTCGACGACAATTTTGCCTTTCATATCTGCGCCGCTGGCAACGCCCTGGTTGGCTATGCCGAACGGTCCCTTGTCGCCAGCCTGCCAGGGCCGGCCGTCTTTGAGGCTGATGATTTGGCCTTTGGTGATGGTTGCGGTTGCGTTCTTGCTAGACGGGAGGAGGAAGAAGTCGTGGGTCATGTCGATGTCGCCTGCGTTAGGCATGGATTATCTCTCCTTTCTCATCTCGGCGGTAACCGAACATGCGTTCCCTTGCATCTTCAAGCGCGTTGAATGACTGCTCCTGAGTGTGCTTCGCTTTTGGGCCTGAGGGCATGGAGTCGAGTCGGGCTTGGAATGCTGTCAGTTCTTTCTCGATTGCGTCGAGTGCATCAGCTGACAGTTTCTCTAGCTCGCTGAAAGCTTGGGCGTGGTCTTTTGGTTCCAGTATGCCACAGCGGGACTTGAGGTCCACTATGGTTTGAGCCTTGGCCATGCGCTGCTTCTTTTCGACCTCGGCCTTGAACGCCTTGAGCGTTTCGTTCTCTGTCTTCAGTGCGATGTTCGCTGCTTCGAGCGTTGTGACTTTCGCTTGTAATTCATTATCCAATTTTTGTTCCTCCTTTGATTGATGCATCTCTCCAGAGTGCTCCTTGCAAAAGTCGGAATCAATCCCCGCCTTCTTCGCTGCACTACACAGCTTCGACAGAACCTCCGATTTCTTGTCCGACGGGATATCGGTCTGGTTGAATCGGGCCAATGCGTTACGCAAGTGTCCCGGGTCAACGGACCCGTCCGCGTTCTTGTAGGGCAATGATCGTAGGCTCTTGCTCCCGTTCGGCCCCTTGGCCTCATCAGGAACGTAGGCGAAGCATTCATCCGGGAAGGAAGCATCTCCAAAGGATGCTTGAGTGGTTTTCATTTCGTTACCACCCTCCATTTTCTGGCCCATTTTTTCTCGGGAACCTTGCGTCTGGTTAGGGCTTGGACTAGGTCCCATAGGATTCATCTCTCCATCACTCACAACGGTGTGAGAAGAAAGCGCCAGAGGCGGAACGGTTGGTTCAGCGTCCGGTTTGCCGTGTATGATGATCTCGAGGCGTTCCTCGAGGGCGGTTAGGATGCCGCGGGCACTCTGCACCGCCTTCTCCATAACGGTCAGGTCCTGGTTGGTGATCGAAACTTGCTGCTCAGCCGCGCTGGCCAGGGCTTGGTAGAATCCCGCGTCGTAGGTCGATTCTACGCCTGCCTCCGGGTAGGCGCCCTTGTCAACGAAAAGTACGTGTTCGAAGTTGAAATCATCCACAACTGACACGTCGCCCTCGAGGTGTTCAACAAACGCCAAGACCGAGGGGCTGACCGCGCTCCATTCGCCACTCTTGATTTTCTCCCAGGCGTAGTCCTTGGTGATCTCGGCGATGCCGTGAGTGACGTGGTTTGATTCGAAGTCTATGAAGTGGCCAACCGGGGACCAGAGACCTTCATGCGGGGATCCCGGTGCGCCTCCAATCACGTTGCCTTTCTCACCATCAGGTGGCGGTCCCAGGAGGGGACTGTCCAGCAAGGTCTTGAGGGCTTTCGCTCGAGCGGGGGCGGTGACCTGCCACTTGTTCTTGTTCGGGGCCAGGTCTATGACGTGGATCTTGGCCAGGTGCTTGCCTTGTTCCTCGTAGGGTTCGAAGGTGGCCTGGTAGGCGAATGAAACTTTCCGGAGGCTCTGCTTGGCTTTGATGTGGCCGCAGGCCTTCATAGCCTCGTCCCTGCTCATGCCTTTTTTCATGTGGGCAGCGACGCAACTCTCCTGGTCCGGGAACTCCGGCAAGTTCACTGCCTTGATGTCCTCAACACTCATCATTTTCGAATCACCAGGAATACCAAGGAGTTCGGCGAGTCCCGTGTTTCGCCTCTCCTTGGACGCTTCTCGCAGAGAACGGGACCAAAATCCGCGAGCGTATATCAGATCTAAATCAGAAGTCTATCAGATCTGCATGCACCACATGCACTTCAGGACTTTCGACCCGTCAGCTGCTTCAACTTCAACGAGGGGATGATAACAGTAAGGGCAATAATCGGTCGTGTTTGACACCCTCCAAATTATACTCGTGATGTGAACAGATGACTGCTCATGCGGCTAACGACGATAACCCCAAGTGTTGAGCGACGGTTAGTAGTGTTTGTATTAGATGAGTGAAGGTAGCATGAACGCTGACTACGTAATTTATGTCGCAACCAAACATGGAAGAACTTGGAGATACGTCAAAGAAGACGACGGATGGACACAAACCGCCCCGACAGGTCTCGTCCGTCGGCTCAGCGCAGAACAGTTGTTGTCGCATCTTTTGCCCCCGCTCTCAGGCGACCAGTCCAACCTTAGCGTCAGAGTGGAACGAAGGGTACGTGGAACAAAGAGGAAATTTGTCAAGTCGGGGTGAATCGGCCCACACCAACACCTCTCAGCCATCACGCATCACTAAGAACCGTTGATTGACGCTTTGTCCGCGCCAGGAGGTCCCGTATGTCTAGGAGTACCTCGAGGTGCAGAGAGTCGAGGGGTTTTCCAGCCTTCGCGTCGGCTTCCACTTGGGCGCGGGGTCTCATTGTCCGGTCGGCTCCGTTTCCTGCGTCTCTGCGAGTTCAGCTGGGTCGAACTTGGCGCCTGGGCCATCCCGTAGGAGCTCGTACGCTTTCGCTTGGTCGATGAAGCCGAGGCCACCATCGTAGGCGGCTGCTGTTGCTGTTAGGAGTTGGAAGAAGTCAGTTGTGCGAATCTCACGCCACCGATGCCGCACGCGGACCGGCGGGTCCTGGCCTTCGGGAACCTTGAGGTACATTCGGGTTAGGGGTTCGTACCATTGCTGTTCCACGACCCGCTGTATCCAACGTTGAATATCCGTGATGGGTCCGTCGACGAATGATTCCAGCTGCGTGTAGCTTGTCGCTCGGTTCACCTGATCGGTGCGGTTGAGGATGAACTTCGGAACTTGGAAGTTGCCGATGATCTCCTGGTCCAGGTCGTTCTTCACTGCGACGAGGCTTTGCAGGTCGGGCTTCAGGTCGATAACTTGAATCACCCAACGGTTGTCTGTGGCAACATGTTTGCCAGGCCGCAACGCAGCGATGTGCGCGTCTATCAAAGCCTGAACATCGGCATCGGTCAAACCTGCTGGCAGCCGGTCGACGTCGAGGCTGTGTATGGCGATGCCGGCCCAGAGAGTTGTCGCAGCTTCCTTCAAGTCTTCAATGCGAATCTTCGCCCTGGTCTCCACATCGTCCAGGACCGGTTCAATATCGCTGATGCCTTCCCAGTCTGATTCGAGGGAGTTGTTCGTGAAGTAGAGGAGCTCGCCTGGGGCGTAGAAGTTCTTCTGGCCACGCCACCAGAAACCTTCCAATTCCCAGTCCTCGTTCACATTGGGGCGTAGGTCGAACAGGCTTAGGAGTGGGAGGGAGATTAGACGCCCAGGTTCCTTTTTCTGGTTGGATTCAATTTCAAAACCGGCCTTGCCATAGATTTTGGCTTTGATGATAGCCACGCGCAGAACGTGGTCCAGGTCGACGCGGAGGTTGATTTTGTCAATCCACTGCTTCAACGGCAGGTTAGCATCGATGGCTTGCTGCTGTTGTTCGGGTGTTAGACCTTCGCCGACGGGTTCCAGGACCGTGTCGAAAGATTCCTTCGTCGACCAGTATGCGAGGGCGTTGATGCATCCGCGCACGATGGCGTCCATGCGGTAGGCGCGGTAATGCTTCTCCATCCCCTTGTAGGCTTCGAAGATGGTCTGCGTCATGCCCAGATAATACTTGGACTTGGCAGCGGAGAGCTGGCGGCTTAGGGGCAGGCCACTCAGCTGCATCGCGGCTGCTTCAGCAACACGCCTGGAGCTCGCATGAACGGCAATCCGAACGCCGGACGGTGTTCCTGGGTAGGGGAAGGAAACCGATTTCTCGCTGACCGTGACGCCAGGCATCCGCTCAAGCGCGGAGAAATCCCCGATTGGGGTCCCTCCTGCAGACCTAGTGCCTGCAACAGGCCGGCGGTCCCTGGTTGCGGCTTTGGTGGCCATCAACGGCCGCTTGGTCGGTAACCGACCAGCCTTCTTTGGTGCATGCGTGACGGTCCAGGGAGGCGGCTTGTGTGCACTGCGCGTTTTGCGCATTCTGCGCGTTTTGCGCGGCTTGGGCGGCCAGGGCTTGTTCTTCGACTTGGTCAATGCCATATCACCGACCTGAATCTTCCATCAAGATGCCAATTCGTCGACATGCCTTCGAGAATGCCGAGTCGCCATAGCCCGTTCCCAAGCCAATACTTGAAACGCAAGTAACCCTGAATCATTTTTCGAATACCCACAGTTTGCTAAGTAGGAAGTGAACGCTACCACCGATGATGGTGGTGAGCTCATAGAATCCCAGCTCCACAGCGTTGAACCGGTAGAAGAGCACCGTCCAAAACAGGTCTGGCAGTCGGCCCTTCAATCCATAGAAGAGTACGGTGCTGATCGCAACACCAACGACGCCGCTAATACCGAACTTCAGCAGCTGCAGGAGAACATTCTTCGCTGACAACTAGAACGACCTTGTGATCGGCTTGAAGCCTGGGACTGGGGGCGCCCTGGTAGCGAACACGGCCAACGCAACCGCCCAAAAGATGTCGTCGTGGGTTCCGTCGGGGTGGGAGAATTGCATCTGGCCGGTCTTGGTTAGTTCGAATTGTTCCACGTTGAGTTCGCCGGTCAGGTTGACTTCGAACGGGTAGGTGAACAGTTCATTCTCCATGAGCTGCTTGAGGTGGCTGAGAATCTCCTGCTTCTTCGGCAGGCTTAGCATGACACCTTCGACGTGTTTGATGCCGCCTTTCTGCATATCCTCAACGATATACTCGCCCACGCCAGTTTGGTCGACAAGGCACTTCTGCACATTGCGAAGCCTCTCAATGATCACGCGAACTGAACCAATCACGGAAGAGTAGGGGGTTTCGAGGGGCCACCGCTTGTAGTAGACCAGGTCGACCGGTTCCCGGTTCGGCTGCTTGGAGACCACGGCGATGACGCTGAAGTCGTGTCTTTTTCCGAGGTCGACTCCTAGGAAGTAGGGACCTTGCGGTTCGTTTGGCAATTTTCCTCAGGGACCTGCAGGAGTTTGTTGAGTTTATCACTCTCAGAGGGTAGGCCGAGAACACGAATCAAGTTCCCCTCCACGGTAACGAATTGGAAGAGTTGGCACGTTTCACCGGTTCTCTCGAGAAGCGCCTTAAATCCCCGCACGGTTAGCGTCGCGTCAAACTCAACCTTGTCTTGGCGAATACGAGCCCACCAAAGACCGTCCGCCGTGTGGTAGAAAGCAACGACTTGGGCGTCATTCCCGTGATTAGAATCCGAAGAAGGAATCGGGGATGAAGGAGGCGTCAGGGTCGATGCACCTGGTGATTAGGTCTTGGGAGAGGAATGCAGTTTCGTCCTCGGTAAATTCAGCTTCGAACTCTCGCCGGAAACGGTCCGTGGGCATGCTGCGGCGCATCTCTTCAATGAACTCGGGCTTCGCCAGTTTGGCTTTGACGACGTCTTCCCAGGTTATGTGGTGCTTCGAGAAGTCGGGGTTCTGTGAGAACTTGTAGAAGACCGTGTTCTTGCCCCAGGGCGTGGAACTCGTGATCAGGCTGCCGTCGGTGGTTTGAAGCATCGGGTACAGAACGTTGAAGAACATCAGCTCGTCATCGCGGAAGAACGCGGCTTCATCGCAGAGGACCTCCGCGGCGCTATAACCTCTCAAGAGTTGGGGACTGTTCGGTAACGCAACGATTCGGGACCCATTCTTGAAGCGGATGGTGGTGCGCTGAATTTTGCTGAATATCTGCCGGCGCACGGGCTTGGGGATGTTGTAAATGAAATCCTCAATCTTGTCCATCATGATCATGCTTTGCCTTAGCCCTGGGGCAACAATCAACCGGAGGGTCCCTGGGTACTGGAGGCAGCGCTGGATCATGCGGGCTGCAAGCGTAGTCGACTTGCCACTCTGCCTGGACCAGCAGACATAGATGCGCTTCGCCTCGTCTAGGAGTAACTTCACCTGGTACGGTGTCGGAAAGAATTTCAAATATACCTGGCAAAACTTCACTGCGTCCGCGACGATTGCCATGTCAAGCGTCTGCGGGCCGGTCGGGTCGTCCGGGTGGCCGGTATCTTCTTTCCGGCGGGCCTCAGCTTCCTTTGTGAGTTTTTGCCGCCAACCCATCCGCATCCGCTCCTAGTTCTTCCAGGAGGGCGCCAACGAAGGCGTCGTCCTGGTGTTTGAGGATGGCCAGTTCTGTGCGTGAGAGGCCGTTGGCAACTCGAAGCGCCAGCAACCGTGCCTCAGCATCCTTCGCCGCGTCCTCTGTTTTGCTGTAGGCGAATGCCTCTCTGATGCCCTGCCAAACGAGGTTCTCGAGCTCGTCCCGTTTCTCGGCTCCTGGAAGCCCCGGTTCCTTCGCAGCCTTCATTGGAACCTTGGTTGGGGTTTGCCTGGCCAGTTGGGCACGGGCAATGAACTCCTTCGTCAGCCGCGTTAGGGCTAGAAGATTGGGTACACCCGATGATTGGGTGTACCCACTTTCATACTCTTGCTTGAAGTGCTCTTTCAAGATTATGCGCAGCTGCTTTGATATTGTGTTACCATCCCTGCGAGCTTCCAGCCTAAGCGTGCCTTCATACACCTTAGGAATACGAACCTTGGGGCTACCCTTTGACAACGGTCTTCTTCACCTTCATTGCGGTCTTTTCCACTTTCTTGGCTGCGACTAGGACGTTGTTGGCCACCGCGGTTGCGTACACGATGGCTGGCGCGATAATTGTGGCCATGCCAAGCCTGGGATTCTTCGTTCGATGTGCGATCCACCAAGCTACGGCCAGGATGGCGCCCGGGACGACGGCCAGTTTCAGGAAGAATGCGATCGGGGAGAATGGGCCGCCTAGCAGCAGCACGATTGGGTTAGCTTCAATCCCTCTCCCGCTGCTGACTGCAATCCACGTGGATACGACGTCAGCCGCGTTGAGGGCGAGAAGGATGGCTGCGAGAATGATTAGAATCCCTGTTTTCTTCATTCAGTGACGCCGGCGTCGCAGAAAGTAGAGGGATGCTGCGAGGGCTGAGAATGCTACTATGCCGATTGCGTTGAACTCTGGTACTGGCATGTCGCTACATTGGGCGGTAAGTACCGTCATATTCCAAGGCGAGTTTCCGCAGACTCGGCCCCATGTCTCAGTAGCCGTCGAAGTGTAATTGCCCATCGGATAGATTTGTGTGGTCGTCCACATGCTCAACGTGGTTAAGGATTGTGTGAAGTACACGGTCTGCGCTGGCCTCGCGAGAAAGCCGACTGAGAGGGATCCTAACGCCACAACGGCAACGATTACAAGTAGGAGACTTATCGGGACCTGCCTAGCCTTCTTTTTCGTTTTCATTTTTGTTCTTCCACCATTGGAACTTTGATTTCAGCAGTCACTACCTCAACGTGGGCCGGTGCCACTGGCGCGAGGTCGAGGGTTGCCACCTTCTCAACTTGCAGGGGCACCTTCACAACACGTGCAAGCTCGATGATTTGCTGGATGAGAAGCATCACGGCGGTGAGAGTTTCAGCGGTGATGGGGATTTTGATGGTTATGGTGCGCGGTCCCTGTTTTCGCCGGTGCCTCTTCGCCAACATTGGTCACTGGATTACTTTGATGATTTCTTCAACGAGCTTGCAGGTGCCATCGTGTGCCCATTTCTTGGGAACTTTATCGACGCCACCGCTATCCTCGTGCGGCTTCCCGTTCCTGAAGACGATAACCCGGTCGACCTGGTACGTGTCTTGGCTAGCCCTGGTCATCTTCCTGGGCAATTTTACGGCGACCGTGAGGCGTTGAACTCTTGCAATCCAAGCGACGGGGATGGCGTCGTAATAGTCGGGGCGCCCCGACGTGGTTTCACCAGCAATGATCAGGTAAAGCACCCAGGGGTATTCAGGGTCTGGAACGCAGTCCCAGACTGTGCCCTGTGTTTCCTTCCGGGTCGAATAGTAATCCGGCCGCACATCAGGGTCGTTCGTCACCCTGCAGGCGTCATGCCAGACAACGAGAACGCGGTCCCCCTTCTGGAGTTCCTGAATTTCATCAGCAATAGTGGCCGCCCTCTGGGAAGCCTGGTTGAGGTCTTTACCGACCAACCGTCTTCTCTTCCTTCATAATGTATTTCCGTGTCTGTTCCTCAGAACCGAGATGTTGGCACGTCTTGCAGACCCAAACGGTGATGTGGCCTTTCGGCGTCTCCACATCTCTCTTCTGGGCATGGGCTTGGTCGACAACGGACTCGCATATTCCGCA